AGCTTGCAATCGAAGCGGCCATGATCTTCGGAGAGTGCCTGAGTTCCATCGGAGTCCCCTTCGAAGTGCTGGGTCACTCGACCACGCACATAGAGGGGCACAAGACGTGGGCCGCCTGCCCTGCCTCCTTGAGGAAGCTCTACACGCGGTGGGGCGGGACGATCATCGAGGAGTACAAGACCTTCGATGAATCGTGGAAGGCGGTGGCCCCCCGCATCATGGAAGCGAAGGTCTGCCACAACACGCACGACGCCGAGGCGGTGAAGCTGGCCTCTAACCGGCTTCTCGCGCGGAAGGACGTTACTCGCCGCATCGTCTTCATGCTGGACGATGGGCAGCCCTTCCCGAATGTCTGGCGGCCCGACCTCCTCTACATCCGGGATGATCCGGACTTCTACGAGAAGTCGGAAGTGATCGCGAAGCACGCCGAGGCGCTGCGCCGGTCGGTGTTGGATTCGGAGGCGGCGGGCATCGAGGTGATCGGTATCGGCATGGGGGACGACTCCGTGTCGAAGTTCTACACGAACCATCTGGTGGTTCACAACACCAAGGAGTTCTCAAAACTCTTCATCGAGAAGCTCAAGACGATCCTCTTGCTGAAGAAGCGGTAGTGCAGCGGGTGGGGGCGGCAGTCGGCCGCCCCTGCCCTTTCCCCCGTGGTTAGGTAAACCAGTAGCGGAGATCAACAATGGCAAAGGCACCGACGATCAAGAAGGGCGAGTTCGAAGCCGCCGACAAGAAGCAGCTTCGGAAGTGGTGCGATCAGTACGAGATCGCGTGGAGCAAGACCGAGGACGACGAGGCGGCCCTGCGGCGCAAGTTGCAGAAGTTCACCGCCAAGCTGGCGGCGGTGGAGGAGGAGGAGAAGGAGCCCGAGGCCCCCACGTCGTCGGCTCTGCCCTTCGCGGGCAAGCGCGCCCCGCTGGGCAAGAACGGGGAGCACCTCGACTGCTTCGGCTGGTTCTACAGCGCGGAGACGGACCTCTGCACGAAGAAGTGCCCGCACCGGGCCGCGTGCAAGCCGCTGTCGGCCAAGGCCCCCAAGGCGGGTGAGGACGCAGAGGCGGAGATCGAGGCCGAGGACGAGGCGGGCGCGATCACCGAGGACGACGCCGAGGTGGTGCGGAAGGCCCACGTGAAGAAGGTGGTCAAGAAGAAGGCGGAGGAGCCCGAGGAGGAGGAGGAGACCGAGGAGGAGCCCGAGGAGGAGGCCGCTGAGTCTGAGGAGGACGACGAGGAGGAGAAGCCCAAGGCCAAGGTCAAGACCGCCGCCAAGCCGTCGATCATGGCGAAGCGCGGGGTGATCAACGACGACTCCATCGTCAAGGTGAACTTCGACGAGGAGGCTCTGGGCGAGATCGACTTCGACGGGAACGATGGGCTGGAGAGCTTCTACAAGCGGGTGCTCAAGGCCAGCGAGAAGAGCCCGTCGAAGAAGGTGAAGGGGTCGCTCATCAAGAAGATCGTCGGGTCGGCTCTGGAGGTCGAGGACGACGCGCTGAACGACGTGTTCCGGGATCTCACCCGGGCCATGCTGGAGTCGGGCGAGTTGGAACTCGCCCGCTAGGAAGGAGATCAACGTGCCTGCTGGATACGACGGAATCGGCCGCAAGGCCAAGAAGGCGTGGGCGATGCGCGAGGGCAAGGAGCGCGCTGGCTCCCGGGTTGGTACCGGGAGCGGGGCGAAGAAGGCCCCCGAGACGAAGCAGCCCCAGAAAGTGAAGGCCCCGAAGGCGGGGAGGTAGCCATGACCGGGGAGAAGTTCCACACGGACCTCGTGGGGGAGGCGGTGCAGTACACGACCCCTGACGGAAAGAAGACGGTGCAGGGGGTCGTGCGGGTGGTCCACAACGAGGGCGGCATTCTCTACGCCACCGTGCAGTTGATCTCGGAGGCGGCACCCCTCCGCAAGTACCAAGTCGGACAACTCACCGTCCTGCCGCAGCGGAGATAGCGGTTGGTCCCGGGGAGGGGGCTAGTAGCGGGCCCCTCCCCACTTCTAGTTGGAGGCACAATGAGCGTTGAGACGGTCTACATCCGCAACTACATGGACGCCCTCAAGTTCGCGGGGGCGATGATGCGGGGGAAGGACCCCACCCCGGGCTGGGAGATGATCTCCATTGACACGGAGTATTATCGCCTCAGCTACGACGAGATCAAGGATAACCCTGAGTCCCCGACCACCGAGTTGTACTTCTTCCAGTTTTCCAACGGGAAGAAGACGGTATGCGTGGACGGGCCCTTCACGAGCACGGCCGAGGGCGAGAAGGGGATGAATGCCGTGGAGGCGTTCCGGCAAATCATCGAGTCGCCCCGCATTCTGAAGATCTACTCCACGATGCACGCCGACGTGAACACGCTGGAGGAGGCGGGCTACCACCCGCGAGGCTTCCACGCCGACACCGAGGTGATGGATTGGATGCACGACGAGAACCGCTACCACCACGGTCTGAAGGAGTGCGCCTCCGATCATTGCAAGCTGTACATGAAGACCTACGACGACACCTTCGGCTACTACCCGCTGAAGAAGGACGGGACTCCGCAGAAGCGGTTGATCGCTCCATCCATGCGGGAGGTCGTGTGGGGCTCCGAGCGGTTCCCGCACCTCACCTTCACCGGGGCAACGGGGCGAGCCCGAGCGCGGCCCTACGCGGCGCTGGACCCCTACGCCACGTGGGTCGTCTACGAGACGCTACGGGCGAAGCTCGACAAGGAGGGACTCTGGGACATCTACGAGAAGGTGGAGCGGCCCTTCGGGGAGACGCTGCGGCTCGTGGAGCGCCGGGGGATCAAGATCGACACGGCGGCGCTTCGTCTGGTGCAAGCCCGAGTTAAGGCGCAGCTACTTCGCCTCCAGCACGTCTTCCGCGCCATGGTCGGCAACCCCGACTTCAATCTGAAGAGCGTGCAGCAAATCAAGGCGCTCTTCATCGACAAGATGAAGCTCCCGGTCGTCAGCGAGACCGAGCCCGGGAGCGGCAAGCCGTCGTTCGACGCGACGGCGCTGGAGATCTACTCCGAGGACGGGGTGGAGGAGGCGGGCCTGCTTCTGGAGAACCGGCAAGCCGCCACGCTGGACGGGACCTTCATCACCGGGCTGCTCGACAAGCTCGTGGACGGCGTGGCCTACACGCGCTTCAAGCACACGGGCACGGTGACGGGGCGCATCGCGTCTGGAGACAAGCGGGCGGGGAAGCCCAACCTCCAAAACATCCCGGCCAAGAAGGAGAAGGACCCGTACAAGCTCCGGTCCTTCTTCACGGCTCGCCCGGGGTGCAAGTTGATCGTGGCCGACTACGCGCAAATCGAACTCTACATTCTGGCGCAATGGTCGAAGGACAAGCGGATGATCCAAGCCTTCGCACGGGGCGAAGACCTCCACATGATCACGGCGTCGGAGAACTTCGACATCGCGCTCCCCAAGGCCCCGGTCTCGTGGGACGAGTCCCACCCTGACAAGAAGCGGTGGGTGGCCGAGTGCGAGACGTGGAAGGAGAAGCACAAGAGCCAGCGCGGCGATGCGAAGGTGCTGAACTTCGGCATCCCCTACGGGCTCACGGCGTGGAAGCTCCACTTCGATCTGGAGATCGAGTTGGAGGACGCCGAGCGTCGGGTCGAGCGGTACTTCCGCGTCTACGCCGGGGTCGCCCGGTGGATTGCCTCGATCAAGTCTGAGTGTCGAGACAACGGGTTCGTGAAGACCGTGGCGGGGAGGCGTCGGCGGGTGGTGGACATCAACTTCCGGAGCAAGGACGAGAAGCTGATGCGCCGCAAGCGGGGGCACGCTGAGAACCAGACGGTGAACGCGCCCATCCAAGGGACGGCTGGCGACGTGATCAAGAAGGCGATGAACCTCATCGAGCGCGACGAGGTGCTCCACGATCTGGAGTGCGTCCAACTCATCCAAGTCCACGACGAACTCGTGATCGAGGTTCCGGATGAGAACGCGGAGAAGGCGGCGAAGCGGGTCAACGACCTCATGATCCTTCCTTACGGGAGGAACGACCCGGATGGTGATCTGTTCTTCACCGACGTGGACATCAAGGTGGCGGTCGGCATCGGCCCGTCTTGGGCCAGCGCGAAGCACTAGGAGCGCCATGACCGCCATCGAGCCAACGATGTCTGAGATCCTCGCCGCTCGACTCAAGGAGTTGCGGGCAAAGGCGGGTCTCACGCAAGCGCAGCTAGCGGAGAAGGTCGGGCTGTCCACCAGCCATCTGGCTCAAATCGAGCGGTTGGAGCGGGCTCCGTCCCTCTCCGTGCTCGACACGTTCGCGAAGGCGTTGGGTGTGGCACCGGGTGATCTGCTGTCGGTGCCCAACGTCTACGCGGACGCCCCCCGCTACCTCGTCCAGTTCTTGGAGTGGATGCGGGACGAAGAGATCAACTACGACGAAGTCTGTGTTCTACGGAGAGCGGCGAAACTACTAGTACAGCGTCGAACCAGCGGGTAACAACGGAGGAAGTCATGCGCGTGAAGAAGACGGCGGTGAAGGATGTGTGGGGGCGGCCCTACCCGGGGACGTTCTGGAGCAGTTGCTTGGGCGAGCCCGACCTTGGGCACAACCGGGACTACGGCCACGTGTGCTGCCGTAACTGCAAGTCGCGGTACAACGAGCACGGGTCCCCGGCTGGGGTCGCGACGGCGTTGGGCCGCCCCGAGATGGAGAAGGACCGGCACTTGATCTGCAACCCGGACTCCAGCATCCCGAAGAAGCTCCCGAAGCGGGCGAAGCCGAAGACGGAGTATCAGACGGCGGTTGATCGGCTTGCCTTCATGGCGACGCGGATGGAGGAGTTCAACGAGCCGGTGGACAATTTCCCGATCTCCCGGGAGTCTGCGACCGCGTTGGCACGGGACATCCGCAAGGTTCTCCACGGGGCGCGGTGATCATGGCAGCGCACAAGCTGTGGGCCGAGAAGCTGAAGGAGCCGTGGCTGAAGCGGGCGGGCGCTGGTGTCGAGGGTGGGGGTGACCTGTCCATTCTCCCGGGGTGCAACGGGGAGAAGTGGGCGATCATCAAGGTCCCCGGGCGGCGCTACTTCGTCGGGATGTACATGGAGCGGGGCTACGCGCCGGTCGAGTACCGGCTGCTCCGGAAGGGCGACTCGATGCTGGACGCGAAGGTGCTCTGGAAGGGGAGGCTGACGAAGGAGGGCAAGAAGACGCTGGTGCAGTCCCTCGACTTGGCGGAAGCGGTGGGGCGGCCCTATGATCGCTAGAGACTGTCACGTCTGTGGCGGCTTCGGGTATCTCGTCACCGAGAACCCGAGCGGTCGGAAGCCGAAGCCGTGCCCCTACTGCAAGGCCGGGAAGGCGACCGTGCCCTCGATGATCAACTGCCCCAACTGCGATGCACAGAAGCCGATTGGGGCGTCGTGCCCGGTGTGCTCCTACGCTGACCCGGTGTCATAGGGGGTTGCTATGGTGACGGCTCATGCTCAAACGTGCGACGTGTGCGGCGGGGAGATCATCGGCGGGCCGGTGCATATCGTGTTCATGAACGATCAACCGGTTTATCTCTGTGAGGCCGACTTCATCCTTGGTACGGAGGCGGCGAAGTCCCTCACCACAATGGAGGTGCGGCAAGTCATCTTGCTCCGAGCGAACCCAAGGTTCCGGGGGAGAGCGGTCAAGGAGATCGAGAAGGCGTTCAAGCGAAGGGGACGAGCATGAAGAAGAGTCTGGTGATGTACTCCGAGGCGAGCAAGAAGATCCCGGACGTGGTGGTGGACATCGACATCGGTCCCGACCTCACGCGGCACATGAGCAATCAGCCGGGGCTCTATGCGTACTACGCTGGGATCGCGGAGGAGGCGTTTCACCGGGTGAAGAGGCTGAAGTACGAGATCTACTGCCTGCAAGAGGATCTCGACTACTCGATTCGCAAGAAGGAGGTGGCGAAGGGCGGCAAAACGCCAACGGAAGGAGCGATCAAGGCGAGGATCAATCGGCACCCTGACGTTCGCGCAAAGTACGACGAGTACCTTGAAGCGAGGCGGGTTGCCGGGATGCTGAAAGTTCTCGCTGGGGCCTTTGAACAACGCGCCGATATGCTAAGAAGTATTGGTGCGATGAGGCGTAGGGAGCTTGACCAATCCGAGATCACGACTCTGAAGGACAAGGCGAAGCGGGTAGCATCGGACCTCCGAAAGGGCACGCGGAGCGACGACGACGAAGAGGTGTAGAGGAGTGCCCAACACAAACCGGAGACGCAACCACATGGCAAAGGTGATCAAGCAGTCTGGAGCGATGGCGCGGGCGAAGCAGAAGTTGGACGAGATGAAGAAGAAGAACAAGAAGGGCGGGGGCGGCGACGGCGGCGAGTACCCGTTCGACTACATGGTCACCCCCGAGGGCAAGCGGGTCATCCGCATCTTCGGGCCGTGGAACGCAGAGACGGAGGAGTTCTACCGGGAGTTGGCGTACCACCGGAACGTCGGGGAGGCGAAGGCCACCGTGATGTGCCCGAAGTGCGTGGACGCCAAGGCCCCGTGCCCGATCTGCGAGGTGGTCGAGGAGCTTCGCGCCAAGGCCAAGAAGTTCCCCCGCAACTCCGACAAGAACAAGCGGTACTGGGACGAGGCCGGTGAGCTTCGGGCCAAGCCCCGCTTCTTCCTGAACGCGGTGTGGCTCGACAAGGGCGAGCCGAAGTACACCACCGAGGCCAAGCTGGGCGAGGCCGCCGAGAAGCCCGAGGTGCTAGGCGCGGGCTCCATGATCATGGAGGCGGTGCTGGGCTACTACACCGACGAGGACGCCGACACCTCCGGGGTGTTCTGGAAGGAGGGTGGCCGCTACGACTTCATCTTGGAGCGGACCGGCACCGGCAAGAACGACACCGAGTACAGCGTGAAGACCACGCGGAAGTACGCGGACGTGGACACCTCCGAGATCGAGGCCAACATCCACGATCTGACCGAACTCATGGGTGAGCCGAAGTCCTACGCCGAGATCAAGTCCATCCTCACGGGTGAGGAGATCGAGGACGAGGGCGACACCGAGGAGGCCGAGGAGTCGGAGGAAGAGGTCGAGGAGACCGAGGAGACCGAGGAGTCTGACGAGGAGGAGGTCGAGGAGAAGCCCGCCAAGAAGGCGATCAAGAAGCCCTCCAAGAAGGTTGAGGAGGACGACGAGGAGGAGCCCGAGGAGGAGGCGGCGGAGGAAGAGGGCGAGGAGGACGCCGAGGAGGAGAAGCCTGCCAAGGCCGCCAAGAAGCCGGTGTGCTTCGGTGAGGCCGAGGACTACGACGCCAAGGACGCCACGTGCAAGGCGTGCGCCTTCAAGGCGGCGTGCATCAAGGAGCAGGCGAAGCGTGCCGAGGCGTCCGACGAGGAGCCCGAGGAGGCCGAGGAGACGGAGGACGAGCCTGCCGAGGACGATGAGGAGGAGGCCAAGGCCAAGGTCACCAAGAAGAAGGTGATCAAGAAGAAGGTCGAGGAGGAGGAGGAGGCCGAGGCCGAAGAGGACGAGGAGGAGGCCGAGGAGGAGATCGAGACCAAGATGAAGGCCGCCCTCAAGAAGAAGGGAAAGAAGTAGCTCTGCCGTAGCGAGTGGCCCGGTCGGAAGAACCGGCTTGCAAGGCTCGCGCTGTGTCCCGGGGGTGCTGGTGGCCCACCCCCGGGCCTTTCCTTTCGGAGAATCACATGGCTCTGGCAAAGCGGACATTGAACGCGTTGCGAAAGAAGCACGTGGCGCACCCCGATGACAACACGGCGGCTGGGCTGAGAGCCCACGCGGCCGAGACGGCGGCAGACATCGCCGCTGACGTGGACAAGCTCTTCGGCAAGGGGACGGTGATCCAGCTTTCCGGGGAGACTGATCTCTCCGAGGGCGGCATCCCCACCGGCTACCAAGAGATCGATGACATCCTCTCTGGTGGCACGGACAAGCACGGCACTTCGATCAAGGGCGTGGGGGTCGGCTTCCCCAAGGGGCGCATGATCGAAATCTACGGACCCGAGTCGTCAGCCAAGACCTCGCTGGCCCTGCTCGCCATCGCCCACGCCCAAGAGATGGGCGGGACGGCGGCGTTCGTGGATGCGGAGCACGCGCTCGACACCGCCTACGCCCGCTACCTTGGCGTGGACGTGGAGAGTCTGTTGATCTTCCAGCCCGACACCGCCGAGGACACGGTGGCCTACGTGAAGGCGCTGGTGAAGCGGAAGGTGGACATCATCGTGGTGGACTCCATCGCCGCCATGACGCCCAAGAGCGAGCTAGTCGAGGGCGTGAAGGGCAAGGGCGGGATGGGCGAGCACGCGAGAATCATGAGCGCCGCCTGTCGGCAAATCAACGCCGCCCTCAAGCCCGGTGGGCCGGTCGTCATCTGGATCAACCAAATCCGCATGAAGATCGGCGTGATGTTCGGGAACCCGGAGACGACGACCGGCGGCAACGCCATGAAGTTCTACGCGTCCATCCGGCTCGACCTCCGGAAGATCAAGACGCTCATCAAGCAGAAGGGTGGCGAGAAGAAGGTGGTGGGCGTCCGCATCCGAGCCCGTACCATCAAGAACAAGATCGTGCCGCCCTTCCGCGACGTGATCTTCGACATCATCTTCAACGTCGGCATCTTCATCGTGTCGAAGGAGACCCTGCGCGAGGAGAAGCTGAAGGGCAAGGAAGACGACGAGTAGCACACCCACAGCGGAGGAGTGATCATGACCGGCATCAAAGTTGTACTGGGGTTTCTTCTAGCCCCAATCTGGCTCTGGTTCGTTTGGCTGGCGTTCTTCAGCACCTTCATCGCGGGCGAGCCGAGTGGGCTTGCCTTGTTCGTGGCGGTCGCGCCCGTCATTGTCGTCGCGATCAAGCAGCGAGACCGCCACGTGGTCTACCGGGCGACCCTCCTCGACCGGAGGGGGCCTTGAAGCTGGCTCTGTTTAGTGATCTCCATGTCCACGCCTACCGCGAGTTCTCCGAGCCCCTTCCGAGCGGGCTCAACTCGCGTCTAGGCGACACGCTGGACGCGCTGGAGGCGGTGGTGAGGGGCGCAGAGGGGCTCGACGCGTTGGTTTTCGGCGGGGACCTCTTCCACAAGCGGCGCATCCTCGACGTGCGGGCCTTCAACGAGGTGTTCGACCGGCTGGCGATCAACAAGGTGTCCGCGTATCTGTTGCGCGGCAACCACGACCAAGCCACGCGGGATGGGAAGGTCCACTCCCTCCACTCGCTGAAGAAGGTGGCGTCGATCATCGACCGGCCCAAGCTGGTCGAGCTAGACGACGGCATCTGGATCAACTTCATCCCGTGGTCGGACAACCCCGCCGAGACGAAGGCGGCGCTGAAGACCAAGCGGCCCAAGGGAGCAACGTCGTACATCTGCGTCGGACACTTCGGTGTGCTGGGCGCTGTGACCGGCCCCACCGAGTACGTGCCGCTGGAGCCGATCCAGCTTGAGGATCTCCCGGATGGTCTCTACGACTTCGGGTTCCTTGGGCACTACCACCGCCGACAGAAGCTCAAGGAGCGGTGGTGGTACATCGGCTCGCCGCTGCAAACCTCCCGAGGGGAGCGCGGCGAGAACAAGGGGTACTTGATCTACGACACCGACAACCCGAACAAGTTCACGGTGAAGCCGCTCCACCTCCCTGAGTTCGTGCTGCTGGAGGCCAAGGACATCGAGGCGGGTGGGATCAAGGAGAAGGTCCGAGGGAACTTCGTAGACGTGATGCTGGACGAGGAGCCCTCTGGTGGAGTCGAGGGGTTCAAGGCGTTGCTCTTGAAGCTGGGCGCACGTGGGGCCAACGTAGTCTGTGTACCGAAAGAGAAAGCTGGTGTGGCAAGGCTAGACGTACACCCGGGGCTCGCCCCGGTGGAGATGGTGGAGTTGTACGTGGAAAAGTACGCGGGCGACGGACTCTCCCACGACCGGATCATCGAACTCGCCAAGAACGCTCTGGAAAGGGCTGAATCATGACGATCAATACCAAGATGGACAAGAACGCGAAGCGGCTCCTCATGACGCGGGGGGCGGTGCGTCACGCCAAGTGGAACTTGGGGAACCTGCGGGCCGAGGAGAAGGCGGCGGCCACGGCGTGGCGGAAGGCGAACACGGCCCTCATGAAGATCCAGCACCTCCGCCGCAAGGCCGAAGAGAAGGTGGCTCTCCTGACCGACCAGCACGAGTTCTACAAGCTGGAGGTGGCGCGCACGGCCAAGGAGGTGAAGGGGCACAAGCGGCTGGCGACGGCGACGACGAGCAAGAGCATCGACACCGCGATCTCCGACCTCACCCGCCTCTCCGCCGGTTCGCTGATCAGCAAGGCGGCGAGGAAGGAGCAGATCGTCGCGTCGGCCAAGAAGAACCGCGAGGCGCTCCGGAAGCACGAGGGTCCGTCCATGCGGGCCGAACCGAAGCCGTCGAAGCGGGCCAAGGCCCGGGAGCGCCTCTCTCTGGAGGCGCGGGCGATGGGGGCGGGGATGCCGAGGAAGACGCCCCACGACGGGTTCACCGGGGTGACGACGATCACGACCCCGCCGACCACCGGGGAAACGTCGGTGGCGTCGGACAGCCTGTCGGCCGAATCGAAGCTCGCGTCGGCGCTGAAGGAGCGCGAGGGGCTGGACCCCAAGCCGCTCAAGAACTAGACGGGACGTGGTAGGCTGCAAACTCCTAGCGGGTAGTCATCGGAAAGGCGGTTCGAATGTTGTCACGGTCGAAGCACTCTGTTGAAGCGATCATCGCTCGCGCCCTCAACCAAATCGAGGCGCAAGTGGAAGAGCACCACCTTGAGGTCGAGCGGTCACGGGTGTTGCGGAAGCGAAAGACCATCCAGCCAACTGATCGTCAAACCGTCCTCCTCCGGTTCATCCGGAGGCACGGGCGCATCTCGTTCGAAGAGAGTCTGGGAATGGATTGGCGCTTTCTTGGCGGCCTCTTCACCCGGGGGCTGGTGGTCTGGACGAAGGAGGGCGGCCACACCTACGTGGCCGCTCACGACGTGTACGAGTCCAAGGACGGGACGCAGTTCCGGATCATCCACGGAGGGAAGAAGTAATGGCTCGCTGCCAAAGCTGCTCGAAGATGTGCAGTCTGGAGATGTCCGACCCCGAGGTCAACGAGGTGGAGATGAATGCGGACGGCCACATCACGTCCGAGGTCCGCATTGTCCGCACCTCCGCGTGCTGCGGTGATGAGGTGAAGGAATCCACCTTCAACACCGAGGACAATCTGGACGAGGAGATCGTCAAGGAGCACAAGGGCGGCAAGCACGGGCTGATCTTCAGCGCCGACGACGCAGAGCCGGTGGAGCGCACCGAGGGCAAGGGGAGGAGCACCAAGACCTTCTTCGGCTACTCGATCAACTGGACCGTGCGGTGCGACTGCCAAGCCGAGGCTGACGATCCTCTGGCGACGGGGACGCTCACCGAGGACGTACAAGCCAGCGCAATGGATGAGATGTCGTAGAGAGCAGCACCAACCCAGCGGAGAGGAGAAGACGATGACGGGAGAGATGGCAGTCATGGACCGCAGCGGAGACCTGAAGGTGATGTGGGACTCCGACAAGGAGGACGAGGTGGACGCCGCGAGGTCGCAGTTCGACGCCCTCCTCAAGAAGGGCTACGCGGCCTTCAAGGTGGACAAGAAGGGCGGCCAAGGGGAGCAGATCAAGAAGTTCGACCCGACCGCCGAGAAGCTGATCATGGTCCCGGCGCTGGCTGGCGGGTAGAGCCGTGGTGATGACCAACACAACGTGGGGGAACTGGACTTCCTCCACGACCTACAGCACCGCCGTCTCCACCGCGAGCGTCTGGTACACGTGGACGACGGGCACCGCCAGCGCCACAGCGGTGAGCACCGCGCCGTGGGGCTGGACGACCACGTCCTACACCACCAACGGTGCATGGACGGCGTGGGTCGAGACAGCGGAGCAGGCGGAAGCTCGCAAGGTGCGGGAAGCCGAGTACCGGGCCAACCAAGCCGAGCGTGATCGCCTCTACCGAGAGCAAGCGGCGCTCCAAGCCGAAGAGCGGGCCAAGGCGGATGCCACGGCCGAGAAGCTCCTGCTGGAGTGGCTGGCCGAGGAGGAGGTCGCGAGGTATCGCCGTGCCGGGTACTTCTTCGTGATCTCCGAGAGCGGCAAGAAGTACAAGATCAAGAAGGGCTCTCACGGGAACGTCTACCTGATCGACCCGGAGACCGAGAAGGAGAAGGTGAGCTACTGCGTCCAGCCCGGTGGCGTTCCCATCGGAGACGTGAACCTCGCGCAAGCCCTCTTCCTCAAGCACAACGAGGCGGAGTTCTTGCAGAAGGCGAACGCACGGCAGTTGATGAACTAGCGGCAAAGCGGTCAACCCGGGGCCACGTAGGGGGTTGCAGTCCCTACGTGGCCCCCTATCGGAGATCACAATGACGACTGTTGCACGGCCCAAGATGGTTCGGATTCTGCGCGAGGAGAAGGTTGGCAAGGCGGAGATCAAGCACTACAAGGTGACGGCCGAGGAGAGCCGCTACGAAGCGATGATGGGCGCGATGCGCGGCGAGCGGTACGGCGGCACCAAGCCCGGGAGCTACGCGATGCTCTTCGTGGACAAGACCCTCTGGATGTCCGACACGGACATGGAGTGGATCACCAACCGCGAGTTCGTCAACAACGCGCACGGGAACGTCCTCATCGCCGGTCTGGGGATGGGGTTCATCCTCCGAGCGATCATGGCGAAGCCCGAGGTCAAGTCCATCGTGGTGGTGGAGAGCAATCTGGACGTGGCCGAGCTTGTGCTGCCCCGTGTCGCCAAGTGGCCCGGGAACAAGAAGCTCCTCGTGGAGATCATGGATATCCACAAGTACATCCCCGCCAGCGGTCAGCGGTTCCACACGGCCTACTTCGATATCTGGCCGAGCGTGAACCCGGACAACTGGCCCGAGATGAAGAAGCTCAAGGCCAAGGCGCGCGGGTGGATGATGGCGGGTGATCCGTTCAACTGGATCGGGTGCTGGCGGGAGATGGAGTGCCGCCGCTTCGATGCTAGCTGTCGGCGGCAGGAGCGCACGTATGATGCGGCGTTGGGTGGGAAGGTCAACCGGATGATCAATGGGGTGGCGCTATGACGGCAGAACGTAGGCAGCACCGGGTGTACGCGATCAAGGGGATGACGGAGGCCGATGTCCGGACCACGGGCCGCGCGCTCTACATGGGCATCGAGGCGATGAGGCAGGCGGCCAAGGACGACCCGCGTGAGGCGTCGGCGTGCGCGATGGAGGCGGGTGACTACCGGAACGCCCTCAACAAGGTGGTGGCCGTCATCGCCACCTTCCCCTGCGAGGAGTGCCGCAAGAAGACCGGGCACAAGCCGACGTGCTCCCGAGCCAAGCCCCCGGAGCCGAAGCCGTGAAGAGTCCCACCGCTGGCACGCTGCTCATCTGTGGTGATCGGAACTGGAAGGACTACGATCTCATCCTCATGATGCTCCGCACGCTGCCCCGCGACACCAAGGTGATCCACGGTGGGTGCCGGGGCGCTGATCGGATGGCGGGGCAAGCCGCCAAGTATCTGGGGATGAAGGTGAAGGTCTTCCCCGCGCTGTGGATGCTGCAAGGCAAGGCGGCCGGTCCGCTGCGGAACCAGCGTATGCTCGACAAGGGAAAGCCCGGGATGGTCTGGGCGTTCCACAACCACATCGAGCGCAGCAAGGGCACGAAGGACATGGTGGAGCGCGCCAAGGAAGCGGGCATCACCGTGGTCATCCACACGATCAAGGAGGGCTGATTCATGGCGTTCACGTTTGAGGGGGACGAGGTCGAGCACCTGACGGCTGTGGTGATCAAGGTGACGGAGAGGGCGCTGCTGGCCCACCTTCCGGAGCACGACAAGGAGGAGTGGTTCCCGCTGAGTCAGATCAGCGACGAGTCCACGGTCGATGAGGAGTCGGGGTCGCGTGGCGTGCTCACCGTGGCAAGCTGGGTCGCGAAGGAGAAGGGGCTCACGTGAAGTGCTTCATGGCACCTGCCAACCCTATTTTCGGCGGTGCGGATCTCGTCGCGGTGTGCGCGCCGCTTCCCGTCACGTTCGATTGGCAAGGCGGGCGACTGAGGCCGGTGGGGCGCGTGACGTGGACGTGGGAGGAGCCCGACGAGGTGGAACTGACGCACGTGCTCCTCTACAACGATCTGGGCGACGTGTTCGCGCGGCTGGCGCTCAACAACCGGCCCATTCGAATCCGCTGCGGGGACACGCTGGAGCTATCTGACATAGTGCTTGATCTCAACTTCGGAGGTGTGGGATGAAACTGTTGACGGTGCAACCGATCAACTTCCAAAGCATTGGGGAGTGCCGACCCTTGCCGCTGGACGGGCAAGGGTTGGTGCTCATCGAAGGCAACAACAAGGACGACCGCACGGCAGAGAGCAACGGCGCGGGGAAGAGCACGATCTTCGACGCGATCACGTGGGCGCTCTTCGGGGAGACGGTGCGCGGGATGTCCGGAGATGAGATCGTCAACGAGCGGCTCCCCAAGGACTGCTCTGTCACGCTGACCATCGAGGACGACAAGGGCAACCCGTACACCATCGTCCGCTACCGCAAGCACCACGAGCACAAGAACAAGCTCCGCCTGCTCGCGGAGGGCAAGCGTGACCTCTCGACCATCGACCCCGGGGCCACGCAAGAGAAGATCGAGGCGCTGGTGGGGATGGACTTCGACACCTTCATGAACGCCGCGCTCTTCGGCCAAGGGGTGGTGCGCCACTTCCCGGCCATGACGGACAAGGAGCAGAAAGAGATCATGGAGAAGCTGGTGGGCGTGGAGGTGCTCCGCAAGGCGCACGCCGAGGCCACCGTGGACCTCACGCGGATCGCGGAGGAGATCGAGGCGCTGGAGGAGAAGTTCGACCCGTCTACGCTGGCGACTTCGAAGGAGGAGTTGAAGGATCTGGAGGACGAGCGGCGGCAGTTCTCCGCGCAGCAAGCCAAGCGGGCCGAGGCGGCGGCGGCGGCGCTGGCGAAGGAGCGCCAGAGTGGAGGCGAGCCCAAGAAGGCGGCCAAGGTGCTCGCGGAGGCGTCGGCGGCTCACGTGAAGGCGACGGCGGCGAGCAAGGCGGCAGACACGGAGGCTCGCGAGGCCAACAACGCGAGGGCCTCCGCCGAGATCAAGGCGCAAGAGGCGCGCACGATGGTCTTCGCCCTCCTCAAGTCGCTCAAGCGCATGGACAACCTCCAGCCCGGGGTGGTCTGTGAGCATTGCGGCTCCGAGATCACCGAGGACACGGTCAACCAGCACACGGCCACGCTCAAGGCCGACCGAGCCAAGCACGAGAAGATCGCGGCCAAGCTGGAGGCCGAGGTGGTGGAGGCGCGGAAGGTGGTGGAGGTGGCAGAGGAGCGCGCCGATAAGGAGGGCGTCACCGAGCGGAAGGTGTACGCCGCGTGGGTGACGGCCAAGCGTGACCTCGCGGTTGCGGAGGAGGGGAAGGAGCGCATCATCGCCCGGGAGGCCGAGCTAGCCCGAGTCCTGAACGAGAAGTGGACCGGGTTCACTCGCCTTGAGAAGCTGACCGAGAAGATCAAGAACAGGGAGGCGGGGGCCAAGGCAGCGGCCAAGCGCATCGAGGTGCTGAAGACGGATGCGGAGCACCAGAAGTTCGTGGTGACCATGTTCTCCGACAAGGGTGTCGAAGGAGCGCCCCCGCTCAAGGGTTTGATCTTCGAATCCGTGACGCCGTTCCTCAACAAGCACGCGGCCCACTATTCGAAGTACCTCTCCTCTGGGAACCTTCTTGTTCAGTTCTCAGCGCAGTCGGCTCTCAAGAGTGGTGCGGTTCGTGATCGGTTTGAGGTGGTAGCGGTGAATCGGCATGGGTCATCGTCCTACGGCGGGCAGTCGGGAGGTGAGAAGCGCAAGGTGGATATCTGCGCTGCTCTCGCCCTCCAGCGCCTTGGTGCCGCCCGCGCCCGCGCCCAACTCAACATCGCGTTCTACGACGAGGTCTTCGAAAGCCTCGATGAGACCGCCTGTGACGCGGTGATGGAGTTGTTGCAAGCGGAGGCGAAGAACTACTCTTCACTCTTCGTGATCACGCACCAAGTAGGGCTGCAATCGTACTTCCCGAAGACGTGGTTGGTGACGAAGGAACGGGGAATCGCGCGGGTAACGGTATGACCACAAGTGAGCGGTTTTGGGTGAAGGTGAATAAGAACGGGCCGATCATGCCCGGGATGAAAACTCGATGCTGGGAGTGGACGGGTAGCCGACTGCCGAAGGGTTATGGTACATTCTATCTGGCTGGCCGGGTTGCTTACGCTCATCGGGTTTCGTGGCAGTTTCGGAAAGGGGAGATTCCTCGTGGATCATGGGTTCTTCACAAGTGTGACAACCCGCCGTGCGTTCGCCATCTGTTCTTGGGCAGCGCCTCGACCAACTCGCACGATATGTGGCGCAAGGGCCGTCATGCGCCCATCCCTCAACCCCGTCCCGAGCAGCGCCCCAGAGGTGAGCGACACGGGTGCTCCAAGCTCACCCGCGCGGAAGTGATCGCCATTCGGCGGCTGTGCGCTAGTGGGGTGCGACAGCAGGACGCGGCCACGCAGTTCGGGGTGTGCCAGCGAACGGTTTCCAAGGTAGTTCAGCGGATCAACTGGGCTCACGTGGCATAACGGAGGCAACATGAATACCAATCAGGTTCACAAGACGATCAACAAGCTCAAGGCGCAGCGCGACGAGGCGCTCGACAAGCTGGCCCGGTTCAACGCGGGGGACCTCGTCCCGGCTGCGGACTCCCTGCGGCTCACGGTGGAGGCCGAGTCGAAGCTCGCCAACGCCGAGAAGCTCTTGGTCCGGGGCGAGGTGGCGATGCGCGCGCTGAAGGAGCAGACGGACAGCACGCTGTTCGACGCCCGGCAAGCGGTCATCAAGGAGGGGATGGCGCGAGACGCGCTCCGCTCCGAGTTGGCCGAGTCGGAGGCCAAGGTGGTCGCGCTCCGCGCCGAGGTGGCGCGGCTGGTCGATCTTCTGGGCGACCCCGACACGAAGAAGCTCCGTCGCCGCATCAACGAGAAGACGGAGGAGGTCACCAAGCTCCGCGCCGAGATGGTCGGCATGATCAACCGGGTGAACGAGGTCAGCGAGAAGCTGGTGCGGGCCCGGGACAGCAACAAGAGCCTGCTGTCCGAGGTGGACGAGATGACCTCCAAGCTCAACCGGCTCGCGGGTGGTGCCGCGCTGGCCGAGGTGCTGCCGCCCACCAAGAAGGAAGCCCAGTTCATCGAGGGCATGACCAAGGGGCAGGTCACCACGTGACCTCACCGACTCAACGATCTCTCGCGTCTCTCCGCGCTGACGGCTGGGCGTGCGAGATCGTTGAGCACTGGTCGGCCTTCTCCGGGATCCGCAAGGATCTCTTCGGCTTCATCGACATCCTCTGCGTGAAGAAGGGGGAGCCGACGCTGGGGGTGCAAACCACCTCCGGTGACCACGTGGCTGGGAGGCAGTCGAAGATCCACGGCCATCCCAACTTCCCCATCCTCAAGGACGCGGGCTGGCGCATCATCGTTCACGGATGGAAGAAGCCCAACAAGACGACGCGGAAGAAGTGGGAGTGCAGGGTCGTGGACGTACAGCGGAACCCGGAGGCCGAGATGCGCTCGCGTCTCCGCATCGCCCACGTGAAGCTCCACACGCCGAAAAAGGCCCGGAGGAAGCGCGATGTCCCTGAAGGTGTTTGATCTCCGATGCCCCCGCTGTGGGGTCGAGGAGCACGATGTCTTGCTGGACGACGCCCGCCTCCCGGACTGCGCGAGGTGTCGGCGCGTCCGCATGGTGAAGATGCCGTGCGCGCAGCGGGCTCTGGTCACGTTGACCAAGGGTCGCAGCCCCGAGAGCCGCGAGTCGTACAAGCAAGAGTTCCGAGAGCGCATGAACAAGAGGTCGGCCGACTTCGACAAGACCCCTCGTGGCCGAGCGGAGCGAGAGGGCGCGATCTACCGCCAGATGAAGGCGGGCAACTTGCCGAAGGTGGGAGGGTAGGATGGGCGACGCTACGATGGCAGCACCGGGTCGAGTGGCCTTGCACGCGTGGCTGGGAGCCACCGTGCGGGGGCTGGTGGACGACGAGCGCGCCGTGCGGGTGGAGGTGTTCCCTGCCACCGACTCTGTGACCTTTGAGGTCTACGTGGCGCGCAGCGACTTCGGCAAGCTCATCGGCAAGGAGGGGGCGCACGCTGAGTCAATTCGGACGCTCCTCAAGGCGATGAGCCGGAAGCACAATTCCAAGTACGTCTTGAACCTCATCGACCCTGATCCGAAGAGGCGGAGGCACCTCGATGGCTGCGAAGGGTAGGAACGGGAAGGCGCGGTCGAATGTGCAGTCCAACCCCTCCGCTAGGCAGGCCGCCGAGGGGCGTTTGCTTGCACAAGAGGACGCACAACCGACCCCTCCCGTTGTGCCCGTGGTGGAAGTGCCCGCTGATCCCGAAATCCCCAAGAGTTCTCCGGGGGATATTCAAGATCCCACCCCTGCGAACATTGTGCAAAACGCCGCCCAATCGACGCCCCCCGGCGACGAGCCCGAAGACGATCCCAAGACGGCCATCGTGGTGGCGGGCGTTGCGACCGAGTGGGTGTGGACGAAGGTGAAGCGGCGGGCGCTGGAACTGACCATGGAGGGGGTGCCGGTCGGGCAGATAGCCGACAAGCTGGGCAAGCACCGCAACACCATCCGGAACTGGTGGCACTCCCCCGAGTTCAAGGTGGAGGTGCAGCGGCGGATGTCCGAGTACACCACCTCCATGAAGCTGCGGCAGACGCACCGGACCTCCGTGCTGGGCGAGGCCCTCTACACCAAGGCGACCCGGCTCATGGCCGAGGCGTTGGCGGCGGGCGGCAAGCTCAACATCGGGGAGTCGCAGTTCATCCTGCGGGAGCTTCGCGACTACCAGCGCGAGGAGCGCGAGGTGACGGGTGGGACCGTGGCCCGGGTCGAGCACCGTGTCCTCTTCGAAGGTGGGGGCGAGACGGCGGAGGCCAAGAAGGACTCTGCCAGCGCCCGCTCGTTCCACGAGTTCCTCAAGGAGCACGTGCCCCACGTCACGAGCCTCAAGGCCCTACCCGCTGACGCCTCGCCTCAAGACGGGCTCATCGAGGTGGCAGCAGAGTTGATGCAAGCCACCGACCTCCTCGACAAGATCGGGGAAGAGGACCGGATCACCGACCGTGAAGAGGCCGAAGCCTCCGAAGCCATGAAGCGGAAGAGGTGAGCATGGAGCTTCACGATCTACTCCGAGCCTCGCCCGACGTGTCCACGGCAGACGCGCTTGAGGCGCTGTCGAAGGTGGACCCGGTGGTGTGGACGATGTACTACCGGCGGTTGAAGAACTCTCCGTTCACCTTCGACATCCGGAAGCTGCTGGGGCCTGAGCACCTCGTGCCCACGCCGAGTCGCGAGGCGGTGCGCTTGCTCGTGCGCCATCGCCCGTTCTTGATCCAGCCGCTTCGTGACCTCCACCCGCACAAGGTCTACAAGAAGGGGCGGCAAGTCGGGATCTCCGAGCTATCCATCACGGAGGTGCTCTGGTTCTTGTGGACGCACCCCGACAAGAAGTGGATCTACACGTTCCCCCGCGACAAGCAGCTTGTGGACTTCAGCGTCACCCGTCTCCAAGAGGCGATCAACGAGACCCCACGGATGCGCCGCATCATCGGCGTGCCGAACCAGATCTACACCAAGCGCGTCGGGCAGTCGTTCATGCTGCTCCGCTCCGCGTGGGAGTCGAACCTTGGTGAGGGCATCGACGCGGACGGCGTGACCTTCGATGAGAAGGATCGGATGAAGGAGGGCATCGAGGTTGCCTTCCGCGAGTCGCTGTCGTCGTCATCGTGGGGCCTGACCCGAGAGGTGAGCACCCCGACGCTCCCCGGCCGTGGCGTGGATGCGCCCTACATGACCTCGTGCCAGTTCGAATGGCACGTGCGGTGTAAGGCGTGCAACATGGAACAAACCATCGACTACCCCGACAACGTGATCCAAGTGAAGGACATCCCTGTTGGGACCTCACACTTGGAGGAGGGCACCTACGTCTACAAGTGCCGCAAGACCAAGTGCCGGGGTGATCTCGACCGCACGGTGGGGCGTTGGATCCCTGCCTACCCCAACCGCACGGGTTGCCACGGCTACTGGATCCCGCAAACCATTTGCCCGTGGATCAACGCCACCGCCTTGATGCAAAAGCGGATCGACTACAAGTTCAAGCAACTCTTCGACAACTACTGTCTGGGGAGGACGAGCATCGGTGAGAACGTGCTGCTCACCGAGCAAGACTTCGAATACTCCATCGCGGGCCACCAAATGCTCGCGAGCCGCACGCCGGATTGGACCCACATCACGGTGGGGATCGACTGGGGTCACCTGAACTGGGTGATCGTCATGGGCCGCAACGCGGTGAACAACAAGAAGTACCTCTTGGGCATCATGGTCTTCGAAGACAGTCAGTCCGGAGACCTTGAGGCCGTGCAAGCGATCAACGCATTCATCGCCCCGTTCGACCCTGACCTCATCGTGGCCGACGCGGGCTACGGCAAGGACCGCAACAGCTACCTACT